GGTCGCGCGCATCACTCCGCCGCCTCCGGGTAAGCATGCGCGCGCAACTGCATTCGCGTCATCGGGCGCGCCGGCGCGGGCTCGTCGAACGTCGGGCCGCCATAGACGACGCCATGATGCGCGGCGCAGTAGGAGGACGTGCCATTGCGCGGCTCGTTGCAAAAGGAAATCGCGTTTGCCTTCGGATCGCCGGAGATGAACCGGCACCCGCGAAGCGTCTCGAACGCCTCCCACACATCGACGTGCGGGGGCATGGGGATCGTCTCGGCCTTCTTGGCGAAGTGATCGCCGACGATGCGTGACGCGCGGACGCGCTGTTCGCGGAAAGCCTTGTCGCCCCACCTGGGGACGTGCCCGGCGATGCCGAGACGCTTGCGGCGCTTCGACACGCTCTCGGCGGTGCGGCCCATGATCAAGCCGATTTCCGCGTCGGTCAGGCCGCCCGCATGCAGCTCGCGCATGCGGGCGTCGTGATCCGCCGACCATGCCTCGCCCCGGCTTGTCTGCGTCGGCGGGCGCATGCAACCGATCGTGCGGCGGATCGATGCGATGCTCATCGATGACCTGCCAAGGCGCTTTGCGATGGCCGGGTCATTCTCGCCATCTGTCCACATCTGGCGGACGATGGCCTTATCGTCTTCGGACCATGCCTTAGACGGATGCGGCTTATATGCCGGCAAGGACGGCGTAGCCGCGCCATCCTCGATCGATGCGCGGCGCAGCCTGTCGATGACGCCCGCGACGGCCGAACGACTGACGCCGAATGCCTGCGCCGTCGCGAGGAACGTCGCCCCGGCGGAGACAGCCGCCACGATGCGCTCGCGCGTTCCTGCCGACATAGCCATCACGCCGCCTCCCTCGTCTTGAACCCGTAGTGCGCCAGCGCGGCGCGCGTATCATCGACGCTGCGCACCACGGCGTAGGGAATGCCGAGCATGTGCATGCGGGTCAGGATCGCCGATTGCGCCGGGCTCGGCCGCCCCGCATCTGTCTTCACTTCGAGGAACAGCGCGCGCCTGCCGCCCTCTACCACGCACAAATCAGGAATGCCGGCAGTCAATCCGGCGACGCCGTTGCTCGCCTTGCCACCCGTCGTCCGCCGCGCCGCGTTCGGGACGGCGAAGCGGATCGCGTCCACAAGCACGGCGTCGAGATAGGCGACGATCGTGCGCTGAATGTCGGCCTCGCGGATCATTGCGCAGCCCCGTTCCACATGGCCGATTTCCGGCGGCGGGACATACGCAAGTCAGACGCGGTGAAGCGCCCGCGCGCGTCGCGAGGCGGGGATGGCGCGGGCCGGTTGTCCTTCAACCAGTTGATGCGCGCGATGGCCGCGATGAAGCCGAATTCGGCAAGCTCGAAACAGAACTGATTGAACGCCGCCCGCTTCTTGTGAAACGTCGTCTCGTTCGTGTGCCGAATGAAATACTCGAACAGGCGCGCGGGATGGCCGCCCTTGATATCGTTGCACCCCCGACACGCCGTCACGAGATTCGGTCCTCGCCCGTGCCCATGGCTCGCAGGCAAGACATGATCCTTGCTGCGCTGGATATATGGGTTGGCAATCACCTCTGCGCTGCCGGCCGGGTAGACCGAACACCCGCAGTAGTGGCACTTGCCGCAAGCCGGGCT